TGCGGCAAAAATTGGCACGACACCACTCGACATTACGACTCTTGCCAGCACGGGCTATGAAAAAATGCGACCGGGCGACTTGCGCAAACTGCCGAAGATCACTGTTGAATTCTATTGGATGGGTGCTGCTCCACCTATCACAACAACGATGATTCCGACATCGGAACCTTACGCTGGGTCATTGTTCACTATTACCTACGCAGGAGCAGGTGCAGGATCTTTGCAAGGTTCGGCGTTCGTTGAAGATGTTGACTTCCCGAATTGCAAAGCTGGCGAAATTATGAAGGGGTCAATGACGATCCAATTCGATGGCGGAGCAACAGCACTTACCTACACTGCGGCATAACAAACTATGAAAGTAGAACTTGTACCACATCTCGGCGTCGGTTTCGATGGCGTCGAAGTTGAGATAGGCCAATGGCATGTTGTCGTTGACGGCACTCGATGCGGGTATCTCTCAAAAGATATCGGTGCCAACCTCATGCCTTTACCGCCGATGATGCTAATGACAATTGGGCAGCAAGATGAAATTGCAACTCAATGTTCAAAGTTGCTGGACCGAGAAGTCGGGAAGGCGATTCCGTTTTACATCCCTTCGCAAGAAGGACAAGAATTACTTGAAGAGGAAGACGAAGAATAATGATAGGCAAGGCAGAATTCGAAGCGTTACTGGCAGAACCGCTACGCACTAAGGTAGTGATCGTTAATGAAAAAGAATTCCGTGTGCGTGAAATGACGGAATCGCAAGGAGCGGATTACGAGTTAGCATTGCAGACGAACGGCAAAACTGACATGAATAAAGCTCGTAGAGCGATGCTTGCGATCATGTTGATTGATTCCGAGGGCAACCGCATTTGCGAATCTGGTGACCAACTGCTTAACCTTCCGTTGAGTTACGCGAGTCCTATATGGGATGTTTGCTTAGAGCTGAACCGATACAGCGAAAAGGAAATCAAACAACTGGTAAAAAACTCCGAGGGAGTCGAAGGCTCCGTCTAGCCTATCGACTCGCTTTCCAATGGGGAATCGTTGACGTCCAATCGTGGCTGAAAAGCATGCCGCATGGTGCACTTGACCATTGGGATGCTTTCGATCGCGTTGAACCTATTGGCGAGCATTGGTTTCAAACTGCGTCGATCGTCTCGATGCTGACACACGTTTTGAGTTTCATTGGAATTCAATACGGGGCTAGTGCTAGTCCATCGACACCAAACGAGATGATGCCAGATCGGTACGTAAGACCGAAGAAACCAAAGCAACAGCAACAGCCAGCAACACCGCAAACAGCCAAGGAAAGCTTCCAGGGGCTGCTTGGCGTGTTTGGCTTCAAACCGAAAGCATGAAATGGCATCAACGATAAATCTCGCGAACATCAAGCTGGCGATGGAAACTTCGGCTATCCAGCTTGGTTTTAAGATTGCCCGTGGGGAAATTGCCTCGCTAAGGAAGGCGTTTAATGACGGTGAAAGCGATATCGAGAAATACAATCGGCACCTCGACATGCTGAATAAGTATTTCAAGAACTCGACGGAAGACGTGCATATCTACGAACGGGCCTTAATTGGATTGCAGAAGCGATTCAAACAAGGAGAGTTTGCGACGCCTGTACCTAAGTCGGCATTAAGTAGCCGTATTGAAGAACTGCGATCTCGATCAACATCAACAGACGACAAATACGCTTCTGCGATGCGAGAACTATGGGTATTGAAACGACAACTTAACGTAACAACCGTCGAATTCAATAGGCTAGAGGATCAAACGGCCAAACAATTTGGTATTACAACACCTCGAATGAAAGCGCAGAACGACGCACTTGACGCACTAGCGAAGGCAGAGAAGGCGGCAGCAATATCTTTGGCACGCCACAAAGAATTACTCGAACAATCGCTAACGCCACAACAAAAGTACATGCGAGCGTTAGCGGAACTTTCGCAACTGACAGGCTCCTTAAAACCGGGGACAGCCGCAAATAATCTTTTAATGGAAGAGGCTGCTAAAAAATACGGTGTCGTTACAGCTAAGGTTCAAGCACAAAAGGACGCTCTTGATGCACTAGCAAAGGCACAGAAAGCAGCAGCGGCAGAACAGTCTCGCGCCGCTGAATTAGCATCGAGATCACAAACGGGTATACAGAAGTTTGACGCTGAACTGCTCGAAATGCACAAGCTTCGCAAAGAACTTAAAGCCCTTGGGGTTACAAGAGAAGACGTAAACCGTCTTGTCGATCAGGCGGCAGCCAGACACGGACTTTTAACAACACGCATGAAAGATGCCGCAGCCGCAACAAAAATATTGGCTGATGCAGAAAAGGCGGCAGCAACTGCATTGGCTCGCCACAAGGAACTAACAGAGCAATCGCTAACGCCACAACAAAAGTACATGCGAGCGTTAGCGGAACTTTCGCAACTGACCGGCACTCTAGCACCAGGGACAGCAGCAAACAATCGCCTCATGGAACAGGCGGCCAAAGCGAACGGCGTCGTTACGGTCGCAATAGATCGGCATACGAGGGCACTCAAGCTGAAACAAGTGCAGCAGGACTACATCAACAAGGGCGTGCAGCAAGCGAACGCATTGCTTCAGTCCGCCATGACGATGGAGCAACGGCACACCGCACAGCTAAATCAGCTTACGAATGCTTACAGGCAAGGTGCGATTTCGATTGACAAGTACGCTCAATCGTTAAGGCAACTAAAAAAGGAGCAAGGGCAGGAAATCAAAGATAAAAATGCGCCCAAGCCAGGAGGTATTCTTGCAATGGCTGGCTCTAAGATGGGCCAACTACTTGGCACGGCGGCATTAGGCAAAATGGTAATCGACGCACGGGCTATCGCCTCGCAAATTGAAACAACTACTCTCGCATTCGACGTAATGACCGGCTCGGCTGAAAAGGCCAAGAACATGGTGGCTGAGTTGCGAGTTCTCGACGCCAAGACACCACTCTCGTTCACTGGCCTGGCTGACGCAGCTAAAACTCTGATGGGCTATGGCGTAGCGGCAAACACGATAACGCCAATTCTTCAAAGACTAAGTGACGTTTCACTTGGCAATGAGGACAAGTTTAAGTCGCTTGCCCTTGCGTTCGGGCAGGTGAAGGCGGCTGGAAGGCTGATGGGTCAGGAAGTCCTACAGATGGTGAACGCTGGTTTCAATCCATTGGCTGAGATCGCTCAACAGATGGCTAAGAAATTTGGCGGGTTGTCCGAAGACTTTATGCCAAAACTAAAGAAGGCTATGGAGGATGGTCAAATATCCTTCGCCATGTTTGAGCAATCGATTGAAAGAGCGACTAGCACCGGCGGACGGTTTTTTGGCGCAACCGAGCGATCAATCGAAACCTCCTCAGGCCAATGGGCAAAGTTCATTAGTGATTTACAGACAGTTCAGATTGCGTTCGGTGAAGCACTAGGACCGGTAGCGATGGAAATGATTACATCGCTTGGTTTTCTGCTTGAAGACCTCGCCCACTCTCCGACGCTAGCATTTCTTCAACGTTATGCTGAAACGTGGGGCATAGCATTTGCAACAATGAACGGCAACCTGTTTGAATACCTCGACAATCTAGACAAGGTGCATGCAAAGCAAAAAATCGCAGAGGCTGATTACCAAAAACAAACTGCCGCATTTGAAAAGTTCCGAGACGCTCATTCTGATATGGGTTTCTCCGAAGCAAAAAAGCAATTTAAGCTTGAGAATAAGGTGGAAGACGATAAGAAAAAGAAAGGGCCACTGCTTCTTCCTACTGTTCACACCGCAGCACAAGTTGCAGCGGAGAAAGCGGACGAAAAAGCAGTCGGCAATTTCAATAAACAAATCGAACGAATCAAAAGCGAGTATGACGAACGAACGAAAGGCAAGGACAAGTTTGACCGCGACGCGCTATTGAAGGCAATGGACTTCAACAAGATGGACGCTAATCAAAAAAAGCAATTGCAAGAAGCACTGCGCATGCAAAGGCTAAACGACGAAGCCGCTATCGCTGAAAAAGCGAAAAAAGAAGCCGAGAAAGTTGCAAAGGAAAAAAAGGCAATTGCAGACGCTCTCATAAAGAAGCAATCGGAAGACGTTAAAGCTATGCACGACAAGTCTCGAACTCCATTAACTGAGTTCCAAGAGACTCTGAAAGAGATCAAGCGACTTCAAGGGCTTGGCTTGAACGCTGGCGATGCTGGACGCGCACAAAAAGACGCTGCCGAGAAGTTCCAGAAGGCACAGAACCCTGACAACATAGCACGCACCACAGCTCCGCTTATCAAAGCTGGTTCAGTGGAAGCGTATAAGCTAATGGATGATCGAAAAGAGAAGCAATTTTTAGTTGCAGAACAAGCAAGGATTATCGCATCGGAATCGCTCGTGGTTCAACAGCAAATACGTGACGCTTTAAATAAAGACAAACTCGTAGTTGGAATGAGGCGGTAGCATGGCTAGCGAAATAGTAGACCAAGATGAATTGCGATCCGGTACTGCATCGATAACCAAGGGGCAAGGCAACAGGCTAACGTACACATCTACGTTTAATTTTCTTGTGGTCACCGATAGCCGATACGTGACACGAGAGGAGGTGCTATTGCAGACTCCGGGGCTTCCTGTTGTTGGTCTTATTTACGGTGCAATTAACGCAGTTTGCGTAAGGAAGTCAGCGACACGAACCACAGAAAACGCTCTCTATTGGAATGTATCATGCGACTTCGACACAGGCAGAGAAGACCAAAAACAAGACCCGCAAAACCCAGGTAGCGCAGATCCAACCACCTGGATTCCTGTCTTCAAAATAGATGGCTTCGAAACGCGAGATCGTGTTTTGACAATGGATAAATCATCGACTCCAAAGCCATTGACCAACACAGCAAAGCAACCTTTGACACCGCGCCCTACCGAAAGCATTACTCTTTGCAGTTTTTCATTTACGCAATTTGAAGATCCATCACAGGACATAACTGTTTTTTTAGACAGGAACGATACTGTAAATTCAACT